AGGGTAAAGGCAAGGGTAAGCCTCAAGACGGTGATCAGGATGACCAAGGTGGTGATCGTAATGATGACCAAGACGGTGACCAAGATGGCGATCAGGACGATCAGGACGGTGATGGTGAAGGTGATGAGCCAGAAGATCAACCTGAGAACGCCCCAGACGTGACTGATTCTTCTGGCGGAACTGCTGGCCAACGTGAGCAGGACGGTGAGAAGAAAGATACCCAAGTTCCGACTGGTCAGCCCACTGATCCAAACGCAATGGTCACAACTCAAAGAGACTATTCAACAGTCTCTGATAAGAGTTCCTGTGGTCTGGCTCGAACTTCCCGTAAGCAGGCTCCAATTGTCAGCAATAAAGAGTATGCTAATGAGATGAGAGCTATCGTGAAGCTGTGTGATACCAAAACTTCACACGAACTGCCGAAGATTGAACAGAAAATCGGAGACTTCATCAAGAGCCGTAAGCCATATATTCAGGCAATGGTGTCTCAATTTGAAATGAAGAAAGCTGCCCATGCGCAGAAGCGTACTCAGATTACGAGAACCGGGAAGCTTGATCCTCTTCAATTGTCGAACTATCGTTTCAGTGAAAATCTTTTCAAGAATGGCATGATCGTCAACAATGAAAAGAACCACGGGCTGGTTATCCTCCTCGACAATTCATCGTCGATGAACGGTACTATCCAAGCGCTTTGCAAGGAAATCTACACACTGGCCGAATTCTGCCGCCGTGTTGATATCCCGCTTGAAGTGTATCATTTCACTGACGGCTATGGTTCGTATGGCTCGCCACAGGCAACTCCGAAGGATGTTCGATATGGTGGTGCCAAAGTTATCCAGATCATGGATAGTAAGGCTCCAAAATCGGACTATGAAGTATCTCGTCGTGCTTTGATTCTCCGGTCCCTTGACTATGATACTCGTTACGTGTCGTATATTGTTTCGCATCAACTGAACCGTATGCACTGTACTCCACTTGTGGAATCTTACATCGCACTGTATATGATTGTGAGAGACTTCAAGGACAAGTATGACGTTGAGATCATGAATACGATGATCCTGACTGATGGCATGGGGAACGGTAGTATCTGTACTGGTGAAACCAGTCACAGTGGCGGTCGTACTCGTAATGAGCAGTCTCTGTTGTTTGAATGGGTGGGATATGATGTGCATAAACTTCAGCATCATACAGATCGTACTCAATATATGGATGGTTATGAAATTTCCATCTTGGAAGAAATTCAAAAGTATTCCAAGGTTATTGGTTATTTCATTGGCGGAACTCATCTGGCCAGAGGTATGAGCAGTGAGGAGCTTAAAACATCATTTGAGATGAAGGGATATGTTGAGATTAACCGTAAGGGCCATGATCAATATTTCTTGCTTCCTCACAATATGACGTATAATACCAATAAGAGCTTGTCTGTGGTCGAGAATTCTGTTGCGAAAGCTGCATCTCGGTCAATGGTCAAACGGCTGGCAAAAGAACTGTCTACCAAATAGTGAAAAAAAACTGTCGATAGGGGTTTACAATTTCAAATCAGTTTGGTATTGTGCCCTATCGACATCAATCTTCTTAGAGAACAGGATTTATTATGACAACTACCGTGAAACCAATCGAAGAATTTCAAACCTTCATCGACTCTCTGCCTGCTAACAATGACGGCATCTATCGTCGTCGTGAGATTAACAAGGCTCTTGAGGCTGCCGGAGTATCGTTCTTCCGAGTGCGTGAAGTCCTGACTTCCTGTCAGGCCAAGAAAGATGATGGATCGCCATACAAGGGCGTCTATGACTTGTCCCAATTTTTCGATAACCTACAGGACCGAGATGACACTCTTGGTTCCGCCGAGCCTGTGAATGAGGAACTTCTATCAATGGCGACTGCCCAAAAGCCAGCTTCAACTACTTCAACAATGAAGTCCACTACGTCTATCCAGCGGTACAATCCTGATAACGCATATGTGCCTTCCATTGATCGTACCTATGTTCGCTGGGGTGCCAGCCGAGATGTTGCGACAATCATTGCATCTGGTGAGTGGTTCCCTACGTACATCACTGGTCACTCCGGTAACGGCAAGACCATGATGGTTGAACAGGCATGTGCCCGTGCAAAGCGTGAATTTGTCCGGGTTCAGATTTCTCCGGAGACTGACGAAGATGATTTGATTGGTGGTATGCGCCTTTCCGAATATAATGGTGCGACTGTTACCGAGTTCGTTGAAGGTCCAGTTGTCCGAGCAATGCGCTCTGGTGCTATCCTGCTGGTTGATGAGATCGACCGTGGTACCAATAAGATCATGTGTCTTCAGGGCGTGCTTGAAGGTAAGGCAATCATGATCAAAAAGACCGGTGAAGTCGTCACTCCTACCAAGGGCTTCAATGTCATTGCGACATCGAATACCAAGGGCCGTGGTTCTGACGATGGTCGCTACATTGCGGCTTCGATTATCGATGATGCGTTCCTTGAGCGTTTCACTATCACCATCGATCAGCCATTTGCCTCTCCGGCAATCGAGAAGAAGATTGTCTCGAACCACTTCAAGAAGTTTGGCCTCGATCCTTCTACGGATGAGAATGTCAATAACATTGAGCATATGGTTCTCTGGGCAAAGCAAATCCGAGATGCATTCAATCAGGGCGGTATTGATGAAGTCATCACAACTCGCCGCCTGTGCCACATCACTCACACCTTCTCTATCTTCAAGGATATGAAGAAGTCTGTCGAGTTGTGCATCTCTCGGTTTGACGCTGATGCTTCCGAAGCACTGGGTACGTTCTGGGAAGCTTCTGGTGTGGAGATTGCAACTGCGGTTTCCAATGCAGCAGCCGCAGAACAAGCGGCGGTTTAATGGACAAAGCAGGCCGAAAGTTTGATGGGGGGAAGGCTCGATGGAGTCTTCTTCCCATTGGACCTATCCGAGAGGTCATAGAAATCCTCACATTCGGTGCGGAGAAATATGAAGATGACAACTGGAAGCGAGTTCCAGAAGGAAAGACTCGATATTACGATGCCGCCATGAGACATATCACTGCATGGCAGGACGGTGAAAAGCGTGATCCAGAAAGTGGAAAGAGCCACCTTGCCCATGCGATTTGCAACATAATCTTTCTACTATGGTTCGACCAACAAGAGGGTTCAGATGAAACTGACTGAAAAAGAAATAAAAAGACTAAAGCATTTCGCGACTATTAACGGCTCCATTATTATCAAGCCGGGGAATTCAATCTTCACCCAGTCTGCTGCCGGGTTCTTTGCCGCACAGATGAAGACCAGTGAGACATTTCCAATCACCTTCGGTGTGAATGATCTTAAGATGTTCCTTAACATTCTCGATCTTGTCGGCACCGATGCTGATTTAAATTTCGTGGAAGCCGAGAACTGTGTCGATCTTGTATCGCCTGAGGGCAAGGCTCGATTTAGATTCTCCCAACCATCAGTTCTAAAGGCATCTGCCAAATCTGGAATTACTCTGCCTTCGGTTGATCTTGAATTTTATATCTCTGAGGGCAATCTGAAGAAACTTAAGGCCGCTGCCGGAACTATGGGAATTGATAACATCATCTTCCGTCATGAGGCCGGACATATCGTAGGCGTGGTCGAGAAAGTTTCAACTACCAACGAAACCTCAAATGCGTTCTCGGTCGATCTTGGCGAGATGCAAACTCCCTTTGACTTTTCGGCAGCATTCAATTATAAAATGCTGAATATCCCTACCGGATCATATACGGTGTCTCTGTCAAAATCAGGAATTGCTGAATTCAGAGAAGAGCCGGGTGACGGAACAATCACATACTGGGCTGGCATGTCTGCTAGCGGAACTCACTTTGATGGAGCTACTGATGAATAGTACTGAACGAGAAAAGATTTCTAACACAATGCGCGAACTCTCTGCGGCCATGGACCGTATCAAGGGCGAACGTGAACTGATCAACGAGGCCCTGACCGATCTATCTGCCTCTACTGGCCAGCCAAAGCCTCGCCTTCGTCGCTTGGCCAAACATTATCATGCTATGGACTTTGCCAATGAGAGTGCCGAGTTCGAAGAGCTTGAAACTCTGTTCAACGAGGTTACCGGCCAGTAATGAGAGAGCTTTGGACTGAAAAATATAGACCAGAGTGCATTGCTGATGTGATCCTGCCAGCACGATTGAAGCAACCCTTCGTCGATATGGTCAAGGATGGTAACATTCCTCATCTGATGCTGAGTGGTGCCTCTGGTGTCGGTAAGACGACTGTCGCTATTGCTATGTGTACAGAGCTTCAGGCCGAGTACACGATTATCAATGGATCAGAAGACGGCAATATCGAAACTCTGAGAACCACTGTGCGTGATTTTGCATCTGGTATGTCCATGATGCCTTGTCCGTACAAGATCGTTATCATGGATGAGGCTGACAAGCTTACCAGTGCAACACAGCATGCCTTGCGTGGCTTTCTAGAAGAGTTCTCGGTCAACTGCCGGTTCATCTTCACATGCAACCACAAGACTCAAATCATCCCGGCATTGCATTCCCGATGCACGTCGATTGATTTCAGCTTCACTGGTTCAGAGCTTCAGCTAATGGCCGGGACGTTTATGTCTCGTTTGTGTACGATCCTAGATGATAACTCTATCGTCTATGACAAGAAGTCTGTCGCTCAATTGATCAAGATTCATCTGAAGTCTGGTCGGCCTGACTGGCGGAAGATTATCAATGAGTGCTTCCGGTATTCGGTCAGCGGTAAGATTGATAATGGTATCTTTGATGACATCGGCCAATCTAATATCGATGACCTTTTGTCCATTATGAAGGATATGCATCGGGACAAGTTGAGAGCATGGGTCGCAAGAAATTCTGATATGAATTCTGCCGAAGTTCTGGTGGCTGTGTTCCGATCATTGGAAAGACGAGATGATGTCAAGCCAGAGTGTCTTAACAATCTTGTCCTGATTGCCAACGAATACGATTACAAATCATCCTTCGTCATGGACCATGAAATTAATACAATGGCTGGCCTGACCGAGATGATGGGAAACCTTGAATGGCTATAGGTCCATTCGACTTCCTCAATTCGATCAATGGCGATAAAAAGGATATCATGCTCGATGAATATGACGAGCAGGTATATCAGCCGTTTTTGATCAATCGATCTTTATCGTATTTTCCGGACACATTGTTTCTGGCCAATGAGATGAACATCGCTCACAGGCTTCCTGTGAGGCTTCAGTACTCGTTCTATCTACATTCGGTACGCCCCAAGAAGAGGTTTGCCAAATGGATCAAGAGAGGCACTGAGGATGACGTACAGAACGTAATGGATTATTACGGCCTCACCCATGATAAGGCACTAGAAGTTTTGAAGTGCCTTACTCCGGCAGAGGTCAAAGAATTGGCCGCTGGGGCTTGGCGAGAAGGAGTATCCAAATGAAACCAGATTATGATTTGAAAAATATTATCAATGGCTTTTATGATGCTATTGATGAATTTGCCATCGTGGCAATGATCGATAAGAGATCAGGAATTGATAGTAAGGATTATGACACAGCCCACGTCAAATTTGCTGACACTGTTAAATCCACCATCGAAGGCCTTGAGGAGATCGCAAAGGAACGATCTAAATTTGAAGTTGCATTGGCGTTAGCTAATAGTGAGCTTGAGGAAGCCAGACGCGACATCCAAGAATTTTCGATGCTTGATGATAATCGATACGAAGATGCATTAGACATTCTCAAAGATATTGTCGAAGTATATTCCAACAGATCAGGGGATTTGAAGAAATCGATTCGAGAGGCAAAGTCATATCTTGAATGGAATACTGATAACCACTCACCTCTAACCAATAGATAAATGTTGGGAAGGTGAAAGTTATAAGTAATTCCGGTAAATACACACGCTGTATAATGTACACAGTGAAAGGGAATTATTATGACAAGCCCAATTGCAGATTGGTCACCGGAAACAATGCTAGAGGTTCGCTTAAGTGAGCCTGACTGTTTCCTTAAAATTAAAGAAACATTGGAACGTATGGGTGTTCCCTCAAGTCATGAACAGAAACTATGGCAGTCTTGTCATATCCTACACAAACGAGGATATTACTACATTGTTCACTTCAAGGAACTGTTCGCTCTTGATGGTAAAGACACCAACATTACCGAAAATGATATTCAACGCAGAAACACCATTGCTACGTTGCTGGCTGACTGGGGCCTCCTAGAGATTGTTCAACCCCCCAAGCCTGATGATATGGTCCCTCAACGAGAGGTGAAAATCATCAAATATAACGACAAGAAAAACTGGACGCTAGAAGCCAAATATTCTATCGGTAAGCCTAAGCGAACCGACGACTAAGTAAGACCCCGATGAATATTACTATTCATTCCCCCTCGTAGGTTAATCCCTACGGGGGTTTTTTTATAAGTATTAGGTCGCAACAATAGGAAGACCGATGAGATATTTACGAGCAATTTTATCATCTCTTATCATATTAATATCGACATCATGCAGCGCTCCCGAAACATCTACCAACCTCACAATGGAAGAGGCTCATCAAATAGTTGAAACTTTCATAGCACCATATAATCTACAGCCTGTCAATATCCGTTTCGGTACGGATATCCCAGAAAATGCTATGGGGGCAACCAAGTGTGGTGCTGTCAGCAATACATGTGAGATAGTCTTACACCCATGCATCTTGAATGTTAACCCCCATGACGCCAAGAACCTTGTCGCTCATGAGGCTGCCCATTATGTCAATGCACAGATAAACCGAATCTACGATCATGGGATCGAGTGGAAGAATTTAATGCGAGATCAGGGCTGGCGTCCTCAAGAATTCTATGAAGAGTCCAGATCGATTATTAATGCATGTGGGGAGGTTGACATTTAAATTTGTCTGGCGTATATATTGATGATCGAAATTTGGAGATGTATTATGAAGATCAAGATTTATTTGACCAGTGGTCGCACCATTATGGTCCGCGACGTGAAGAATTTTATTCATACCGCCCATCCTAATGGAGCAATTGACTCATATGAGATTTCATACTATAAATGGTCGTGTATCTTGAAGCGATTTGCCAATGATCATCTGCCATTCTTCTCCTTCAGCAAACCAATCCTAATCGATATGACTCATATCATAGCAATCGAACGAATGTGATCACTATAAAGGTTCCTTGCCATTGACTTTTCCTATTATTTATGTTATGAGAAGTGTATGAAAAGTTTTTACACATCAGTAGCCAGATATCGTAACTTTATCCTGTACCGAGGCTATGACTCAAACGGTCAACGAGTCATGCGGAAGGTTAAATATAAGCCGACAATATACAGGCCAACCAACTCCCCAAGCCCAATCAAAACTCTTGAAGGGGTTTCGGTAGCGCCGGTCATGTTCGACTCAATGAGCGCTTGTCGAAAGTTTATCCATACCCACGAGGATATTCAGGGGTTCGACTATTACGGTAACATTCACTATCCGACTGCATTCATTGGTGAACAGTTTCCCGGTGACATCAAGCCTGATATGGATAAGATCAATATTCTCTCATTCGACATTGAGAATGCCCGAGCGCCCGATGGTAACTATTCTCCCCCTCTGCAAGCCGAGGGTGAGGTCACACTTATCACCGCCAAGTCGAATAGGTCGCCACTGGTGCATGTTTGGGGTGTAAAGGTATACGACCCCTCCAAAGCTGTTATCGACAACGTAGACCCCTCTAATATCCGCTACCATCATTGCGATGATGAGATCGATTTGTTGTCCAGATTTCTAACATATCTGAACGCACCAAGCACAATGCCTGACGCTGTGACCGGATACAATATCAAGCTCTATGATATCCCCTATCTATACACCAGAATAACCAAACTGATGGGTGAGGATCGAGCCAAGTTGCTCTCCCCATGGAAAGTGGTAATGGAAAGAACCACAACCAATAAGATCACTCAGAAGGACGAGACATACTATGAGCTGGTTGGTTTGCCTCAAATCGATTTCATGGAAGCTTTTATCAAATTCGGACTGAAATATAACAAGCTCGAAAATAACAAACTGAAGACGGTCGCCAATGAAATTCTGGGAAGATCGAAGGTCGATTTCTCGGAACACAAAGACCTAGACGAACTATATGAAAAGGACTATCAGAAGTTCGTCGATTATGGTATCACCGACACGGTTCTGATTGAGGACATGGAAGAGGCTTCTGGGTTGATTGCTCTAGCCATGCTCATTGCCTATAAGGCTGGTGCTAACTATACCGATGCCTTCGGTACAATTCGAGTATGGACTTCAATGATCGAACGGTTTCTGTGGAAGAAGGGTATTGTTCCTCCTGCCATGAGTTTTGAAAATGAGAAGGTCAAGTATGCCGGTGGTTATGTCAAGGAACCTGTTCCGGGATTATATGAATGGGTATGTTCGTTCGACTTGGCATCAATGTATCCAAATCTGACCATTCAATATAACATTTCCCCAGACACGATACAACCAACAATGATCACTGGTATGTCTGTCGAGTCCTGTCTCGATGGGACTGCTCCCTCTGTTCCAATGGAGTATTCGGTCGCTGTCAACGGCAGCATGTATTCCAAAGACCATCAGGGGTTCATTCCTGAACTGCTTCAGGCAATGTTCGACGAACGAAAGATGTACAAGGGCCTGATGCTAGATGCAGAGAAGGAAGTCGAACACCTGAAGACATTAGGACAAGACCCCAACGCTTCAAAAAAGATGGCCGTTCTGAACAATAATATTCAGATGGCCCTCAAAATCCTACTGAACTCTGTCTATGGTGCTATGGGTAATGTGTTTTTCCGATGGTATGATCTTCGCATGGCCGAGGGTATCACCCTATCAGGTCAGTATGCCATTAAGACGGCTGAACGTGCTGTCAATAGATATCTGAACAAATTGCTGGGAACTGACGAGAGCTATATTATTGCCATTGATACTGACTCTGTGTACGTCCACATGGAAGCTATCATTGAGAAGGTCAATCCGGATGATCCTATCGAATTCCTTAACACCTTCTGCAAGCATATTGAAAAGCGCATCAAGGCAGCTTACGTTGACATGTTCAATAAGATGAACGCCTACAAGCCACGTATGGATATGGATCGAGAAGTTATTGCCAATCGCGGTATATGGACCGCAAAGAAACGATACGTGCTTAATGTTTATGATAATGAGGGAGTTCGATACAAAGAGCCGAAACTTAAGATTTTGGGTCTGGAAGTTGTGAAGTCTTCAACTCCTCAGGTCTGTCGGGACAAGTTGCGAGATACCATTCAGCTTATTATGACAACGACCGAACCAGAACTTCAGAAGTTTGTGGCTGACTTTAGGCTAGAATATCAGAAGCTCCCTCCTGAGGACATTGCCCAACCGAGAAGAGTATCCAATGTCGCAAAGTGGGCACTAGGTGATAAGGGACTCCCCATGCATGTGAGGGCCGCATTGGTTTATAATGACAGGTTGGTTAGGCTGAAACAGGACAAAAAATATGTGACTATCACCAATGGCGATCATATGAAATATATATTCCTCCAACTTCCAAACCCAACGTATAATAATGTTATCGGAATGTCGGACGAACTGCCTAAAGAGTTTGATCTTAATGATTATATCGACTATGATATGAACTTCGAAAAGACGTATCTGGCACCACTACAACCGTTGCTAGATGCCGCTGGATGGCATGCGACCAAGACATTTAGTCTTGACGACTTCGCTAATTAGTGGTATGGTGTAAGTTAACCTTGAGGAAGAATTATGATTATTTATTTGGACACTCTTCCATATAGCAGGGTCGCTATCCATAATCAGTTGGATTATGATGTCATGTCAATCGACCCAACAGTGCTTGTTGATGGAGAGACGACATTCAATCATATCTTTGATGCTATTGTGGGTCGAACCGAACCATTCAAGATCGAGGCCATTGTTGGTGTCGGCCTTGGTGGATATTTTGCCCTATGGGTGGCGAGCGTACTGCGGGTTCCGGTCATCACATTTGATCACCACACCAAGTGCCCCGGTGGGCCTCTCATTGACCATGTTGATGACATCATGCCAAGCTACATTCCATGTGAAACCGTTGAGGAGTGCAGTCTGTATACCATGACTGACTTTAGTCAGGCAATTAATTCATTTATCACAAAAACAAAAATCCGAGGATAATTTATGAGCAGAGACTTTGTATATGACATGGAAGTCATGAATGCCAAATCAGGAAGCCGGGATATCGTTGCCGATATGTCTCCCGAAACGCTAAAGGCAATGTTGAACCATAGGGTCAACTTCCTTCAGGAAGAACTCGATGAGCTGAAGACCGCTATTGCCAATGATGATCCTGAAGAAATTGTTGACGCATTTATAGACATGAGTGTGGTCGCTATAAGTACTCTTGATGACTTTCATATCGATATCTATTCGGCATGGAATGAAGTTCTTTCGGCCAACCTGACCAAGGAACCCGGCGTCAATCCAACACGGCCAAATCCGTTAGGTCTTCCTGACATGATCAAGCCAGAAGATTGGGTACCCCCAAGCCATGATGGCAATTGGGGATTGTTCTACAAAATGGTTGCCAAGGAGGACTAGCCTCTCATGTTCAGCCTCACGAAATTTGATAGCATCTATGACAACACGACCAATAAAAGACTGGATTTCGAAGACTGGAAAGAGTTTGAGCGAACGTTATTCTCGTTATCTAAGCTACCTACCAGAAAGCCTAAGAAGGGTGAACCTTCCACGGATATTGATGCTGTGCTTATTAGCCCCGCTGTGTATCCTGATTCTACTACTCGCAGTAATAGCAATGTTGAGTGCTGGGCTGAATGGGCTTGTCTTGATGTGGACGAGTACGATGGAACGATGGAAGAACTCCTGTCCAAATTGGGAGCCTATTATTACGTGTGCTATAGCACTGCTTCAAGTACTGTCGAGCATCCTAAATTTCGTTTGGTGTTTCCTCTTACTCGTAGGGTTGGCCGGGGAGAAATTCGTACATTTTGGCATGCGATTAACAGCGAAATCCTAGACTTCGGTGATGCTCAATGTAAAGACCTAAGCCGGATGTATTATATTCCGGGAACGTATGAGGGTGCTTACAATTTTATTTTTGTGAATGATGGTAAATTTATCGATCCTACAGAGTTGATCACAAAGCATCCGTATGCAGCTCCTAGGCACACTGGCGGTAGCTTTACTGACCGGTTGCCTGATCACATCCAGAAGATGATTGCAGACCAGAAGAAGAGTTCTGCATACAACACGTCAATCTCATGGACCAGTTATAAGGATTGCGAATTTGTCAATCACAAACTGGTCAAAGAATATGAACAAATTGTAGGGACAGGCTGGTATCACCACCTCTACAAAATCATGTCGAGCATAGCATCAAGCGCTATTCGAGCCGGATATCCGATCACATCCAACGAGATTGCTGATATGGTTGGACAGATGCATTTGGATAATCGGGGGTCACCATCAACCCGTGATTTGGTTAAAGAGGCAGATCGAGCAATCGAATGGGCCTACATGAACACAACGAGGTAGATTATGTCATCGACAATTCAGGACATGGAAAATCATACAAGATATATCCCAGACACGTCCATTGACACGTCCATTGGAAATATTAGCACTATAATTGCTCAAATCACAACAATTACTCCCAAAGATTTGAAGTGGATCGAACAGGCAAGACATGTTGCCGAAACGTGGTCCAAAGACCCATCAACCAAAGTCGGCTGTGTGATTGTTGATGCTGATGGTAATCATCTCACCCAAGGATATAATGGTTTCATTCGAGGACACTCTGATGATCCTGAAATCTATGCGGATCGTGATCAGAAATATGTGCATGTTATTCATGCCGAAACTAATGCGGTCTATAACGCTGCCAGACAGGGCGTGAGGCTCATGGGAGCTACTGCTTATATATACGGACTGCCCACATGTAACGAGTGTGCTAAGGCTCTTGTACAGTCGGGTATTGTCAGGGTGGTAATGAAGGCAGCCCCTGAATATTCACATCCCAAACTCCGAAATGATCGATGGAAAGATCAGTGGAATCTTGCGTGTGATACGTATAGAGTTGCTGGTGTTAAAATCGATCAACTTATTGAATAAGGAATATAATTATGCCAAAACATACCACACCTACGGGATTTACACCGTCCCAATTATATTGGGAGGTCGGTCAGGACGGCACTAGTTTACCAATAAACGAAACCCCAATCGAGGTGCCTGAAAACCTTCCCAAATTGGACAACCCGGATGACAGTCCCGTAAAATATATATGGACAGACCCTCAAATAACTTCTGACAAGGAAACGAAGTCATGGGGTGCAAGAGGATTTGTCCATGTGCAAAGAACCACTACAACGACAACCCCTATTCCAATCGCAAATCCTAAGATCAAAGAAACTGCCGATGAAGTTGATGACCTTAAGGCCAAACTAAAAGCCATGGAAGAATATGTCACCAGAATGTCTAGACTGTTGACAGGAGAGTCTGATAGTGATATTGATGATGTAATGGCTCGCATTGAAGAGCTTCTGGATATTGAGGAAGATGCCCAATGACGACCCATATGAAATTTCCAAAGATCAGTGGCTTCTCAAGTGCGGTATATAATATCAATGCGAAATTTGGTATTGATCAATTGCCCGAACTCACATATTTTCCTAAAATCAAAATTCATGGCACCAATGCCGGTGTGAGAATTAATCCTCGTGGTACTGGTCGCGGACTGGACTCTGATGTGATTGCTCAA